TCCGGATATGGCGGCGGCATAGGAGCCGGCGAGGGCTACGGCGCCGGATACGGAGACGGCAGCGACGGCGGCTCCGGATATGGGGCAGGCGGGGGATACGGCGGGGAAGGCTCCGGATATGGCGGTGATGGGGGAACTGGCGGTTATGGCGGGGGTGACGGGGGGTCAGGCGGCTACGGCGGCTATGGAGGAGATGGCGGCGGGTTAGGGACCGGCGGCGATGCCGGAGGCTATGGCGGTGATGCCGGAGGCGGCAAAGGCGGTGGAGGCGAAGGCTTCGGAGGTATGGGCTCCGAGGGCGGTAAAGGCGGCGGCTATGATGGCGGCCTGGGCGGCGGCCTGGGCGGTGACACCGGAGCACTCGGTGGCGACCTGGGCGGCAAGGGCGGCTACGGTGAAACCAGCGGCTTGGGCGGCAAGGGTGGCACCACCGGCTATGAAGGTGGCAAAGGCGGCTACGGCGAAAGCGGCGGATTAGGCGGAAAGGGCGGCTACGGCGAAAGCGGCGGATTAGGCGGAAAGGGCGGCTATTTCGGCGATCCCGGCAGCCCGGAAGCGCCCGGCTACTACGGCACCCCAGGCTGGGAAGGACCATCCACCGCCGACGAGTACAGCGGCATCCTGGGCGGACCGAGCGAGCAAACCGACCCGGTCACCGGCATGCCGACCACCCAATCGTTCCTGTCGCCGGAGGTGCAGAGCATTCTGGGGCCAACGCCCGACATTGATGAAATCACCGGGTTGCCAACTACCCAGACTTTCAACGTCGACCCGGTCACCGGTTTCCCGACCACGCTGGCCTTTGATCCATACGATCCTGTTACCACGAGCTTCCGCGAGGCTGAGAACCGCTCGATCGAGGCGTTGCGGGACTATGCGCCTTCGCTGCTTGATCCACAGGGCAGAGCAGATCCAAACACGCTTTCACCTACGGACATCCTTGGTGGCATTGGCACCCTGGGTGCGAGGGGTGTGGGCGCACTGGCGGCCACCGAGGCCGGCCGGGCCGCACTTGGCTGGTTGGGCGGGCTGGGCATTACCAGCGGCATTTTTGGTGGTCTGTTTGGCGCACCGGGAAGGGGCACGCCGGAAAGCCCAGCGCCGATTGATGTAGAGATAGTGTCGACGCCGCCCAAGGATCCATTCGATCCTCCGGAATATGATGTTCCGTGGATGGATGTGCCGCCGCCACCACCACCGACACCCACTCCAGAGGTTCAGCAGGAACCGCCTACTCAAGTAACCCAGGAGGCCCCTACCCAGGTTACCCAGGAAGCGCCAGCCACCATTGCGCAGCAAGCTCCTGCTGTGGCGCAAGTGGCGCAGGAGGCGCCAACGGCTGTTACACAAGAAGCCCCGACTACCGTTGCTCAACAAGCGCCGGCAGCCGTAGCGCAACAGGCACCTTCCACTATTTCAACGCCAGAAGCGCCAGCCACCGTTGCACAGCAGGCGGCGGCCGTTGCCCAGCAGGCGCCGGCCGAGATTGCGCAGGCGGCCGCACAGGTTGCGGCGGTAGCGCAGACCTCGCCCGAAACCGCGGTAGCCGCGATTGCCAATCTGGCGCAGACCGCACCAGCGACTGCGGTGGCGGTCATTGCGGCCGTTGCGCAGGACAACCCGGAGGTGGCGGCGGCTGCCATCACGGCGGTGGCCCAGACCAATCCGGCGGTGGCGGCCGCGGCAGTCAATGCGGCTGCACAAACGGCGGCACCGGCTACGACGACGGCGCCTGCGACCACCGGGCTTCTGGGCACACTGACTGCACCGAGTACGCCGGCAACTGCGGAACCGGCTGGATTGCTGTCCAGCCTGCCCGGCGGCTTTCCGACCGGATCACGTTCCACCGGCTTGGAAGGATTGGAGGGGGAAGCCCCAACCAGTCCGCCAACCATTCGCGATTTCATTCGGCAGCAGCAGCAAGTTACTCCGATCCCAATGATTGGCGGTGCTGCTAATCGTGGTGCGCAACGGTCCTGGGAAAATATGAGCCCGGTGCTGCGGGACCGACTGACGCGCATGGCCAATGCCATGCCGCAGCATCTGCGCAATGACTTTGGGATTACCTCCGGTTGGCGCGATATTGAGGTGCAACGTCAACTTTGGGAGCGGTCTGGCCGTAACTCGCGCATGGTGGCGCGGCCTAGTCCGAATGCGCCACATGTTCGCGGCGATGCCGCTGATCTTGGCAGTCTTAGCCAGCAAGGTCTACGCAGTTTTGCCAATACTGAGCTTGGCAGATGGGTTCATGCCAATGCCGCTAGGTTTGGTCTGGCTTTTCCGATGGCGCACGAACCCTGGCATATTCAGGCGACCGGCACGCCCACGATTGGCGTTGCAACAGCGCGCGGTGCTCGCGGCCGCGCAACGGCGCGCAGCACAGCGCAGGCGCGCACGGTGCCATTGCCGCCCTCGCGGCCAGCAATACCGCTACCCGGCACCGTGCAACAGGCCGGCAGGGAACTGGAGCATCAAGAGGCGCCACCCGGGCGGGCTGCTTTCGTCGGTCCAGGAACAACAACCCCCTCGATCTCGCCGGGTCTCTCCTCGCTGCTGACCGGCCTGCCGGATGAACGCGAAATTGCCCGCACGATCGGAGAACTCGCGGAGCGCGATCCGGAAACCGCCCGCGAAGTGGCAAGGGTTGTCGGCAACCTGGCGGATCTGGATCCGGAAGCCGCTAGAGAGGTGGTGCGCGCGGTCGGCGATCTGGCCGAGCGCGATCCGGAGGCGGCCAGAGAGGTCGCGCGCACCATCGGTGATCTCGCCGAGCGCGATCCGGACATGGCGCGGGAGATTGTTGCTCCAAAAGCGCAGGCGCAGGCGCGTACCGCACCGGCGCCAACCAGGCAGGATCTCGACAGAACCGCAAAATCTGCCGAGCGAGCGGCCATCAGCCAGTTGCCGGGAATGGCGCGCGACCGATCGGACGTCGTTGAGGCAATGAGGGGCATTGCAAGATCAATGGCGGAAGCTGCCGAGCGGGCAGCGCGCGCCAATCCCGATGCCAAGGATGTCCGACAGAATGCCGAGCGCGCTGCACGAGAGGCCGGTCGAAAAGCGCTCGATGCCATTCCTGGAATAGCGCCCTATGAGCAGATGCTGAATACCGCTAAGGCGCTCGCAGAGGCCGCCAAGGAAACCGCCAAGACGGCCGTGCAGAATACAATCAACGCCATCAAGACCGCTGCAAAAGAGGTCAAGGGCGAGATCACCCGCACCGTCGGCGACCTCGCCGAGCGCGATCCCGAAACCGCCAGAGAGGTCGCACGAGTAGTTGGCAATCTGGCCGATCGCGATCCCGACGCAGCCAAGGAGGTGGCCCGCAACATCGCCGATCTGCACGATCGCGATCCGGAACTGGCCAAAGCAGTGACGCGGGTAGTCGGAGATATGTTCGATCGCAATCCGGAGGCGGCTAAGGAGGTCACCCGCACCGTTGGCAATCTGGCCGAGCGCGACCCGGAGGCGGCGCGCGCGATGATCTCGCCGATCACCGTCCAGCAGGCACGCATGGCCATCCTGAGCCCGCAACCATGGACCACCCCGGAGCCAGAGGAATTCGTCGGTCCGCTCCAGCGCGAGGCACAACTGCCCGGTCGCGATATCGAGCTGGTGACGCCACTCTACGATCGCGATCCAACCGGCAAGACTGACCGAGGGATTATCCAAGGCGTTTCGACGCCGGCGCAACAGGTGGCCTCCCGCTTCGGCGTCATGCAGGACCCGGCCATCGATTTCGATTTTCAGAGCTTCCTGGGCATTCCCGGCGCGCGCGAGGTGGCGCGTGGCCCGGCCGTCACCACCTACGACGACCCGAATTTCGATATCGCGCGCGGACCCGCGGTGCGCACTGCCCCGGCCGCGCTCGGCCCCGGCACTCCAACGGCCGTCTCGACCCCCAGCCCTGCCGCGCCAGGAGTGCCGGGAACTCCTCCAGCCGCCCCGAGCGGCCTGGGCGCCATTGCCGCAGCGCTCGAGGCCGGCGGAAATCAGCGGATCACCATCGGACAGGCAATGCAGCAGCAGCCGACGCAGCAGGCTGCCCAAAGCGCGCGGGAATTGCAGGACCTGTCCGCGATCCTGGGAATACCGGCAATGCTGCTCGCCAGCATGACGCCCAATGCGCTCAAGGCGCTGATTCTCAAGACGCTGCGCGACAACAACGTGTCGATGGCGGCCTGATGGGGGAACAACAGGGTGTTCACACCCGTCTGAGATCTTAATGGAAAAAGTCCAGATCGGCACCGCGCGGGTATTCACCCCGCTGCTCGCCGACGCCCGCTACAAAGGCGCCTACGGTGGGCGGGGAAGCGGTAAATCGCATTTCTTCGGCGAGCTGCTGGTCGAGGAGTGCATGCGCATTCCCGGCACCCGCGCCGTCTGCATCCGCGAGTACCAGAAAAGCCTCGCACAGTCGTCCAAGCATCTGGTCGAGCAGAAAATCCAGACGCTGGGCTTCGGCACCGAGTTCATCGTCACCAAGGACGCCATCACCGCCCCGGGCGACGGGCTGATCCTGTTCCAGGGCATGCAGGACCACACCGCCGAGAGCATAAAATCGCTGGAAGGCTGCCGGATCGCCTGGGTGGAGGAGGCGCAGACCCTGTCAGCTCGCTCGCTCGCGCTGCTGCGCCCCACCATCCGCAACACCGGCTCGCAAATCTGGTTCTCCTGGAACCCGCGCCGCAAAAGCGATGCGGTCGACGAGTTCCTGCGGGTCGACCGCCCGTCCAACGCCATCGTCGTGCAAGCCAACTGGCGCGACAATCCGTGGTGGAATGCGGTGCTCGAGGAGGAGCGCCGGCTTGACCTGGAGCGCTACCCTGATCGTTATGATCACATCTGGGAGGGGGGCTATGCGCAGGCGTTCGAGGGCGCCTACTACTCCAAGCACCTCCAGCAGGCCAAGCAGGAAGGCCGAATCGGCAAGGTCGTGGCCGACCCGCTGCTACCGCTTCGTGCATTCCTCGATCTTGGAGGGGCTGGTGCCACGGCTGACGCCATGGCGATCTGGATCGTGCAATGGGTCGGCCAGCAGATTCTGGTGCTGGATTACATCGAAGGCGCGGGCCAGGTGCTGGCCTACTACGTCGACCTGATGCGCTCGCGGGGCTACCAGAAAGCTACCTGCTACCTGCCGCACGACGGGCTCAACACCAACGCGGTCACCGGCAAGCGCTACGTCGACCATCTGCGCGATGCCGGCTTCGACTGCGAGGACCCGGAGCCGAGCTTGGGACGCGGTGCGGCGGCACAGCGAATAGAGGCGGTGCGGCGGATCTTTCCACGCTGCTGGTTCGACGAGCATGCCACCGAAGCCGGGCGTGACGCGCTGGGCTACTACCACGAGAAAAAGCACGAGGAGCGCAATATCGGACTCGGCCCCGAGCACGACTGGTCGTCGCACTCGGCCGACGCCTTCGGGCTGATGGCGGTGAAATACGAGGCGCCCCAGCACAGCCTCAACTACAAGAAGCGCGACATGCGGTGGGTTGCATGAAGACGGGCGTAAACGCCCTTTTGGTGGTGGCATGAAAGACCTGACCGATCAGGAATACAACCTGCTGGCCTGGATCGACGGCGAGGGCGTGACCGAATACGGCACCTGCCATGGCGATCGGCTCGATCGGCTGGTGGAACTCGGTTTCGTGCAGTTGCGCGGGCTGGCGCAAACGCCGGAGCAACGCTTTGACCGGACAGTATCGGTGACCGATGCCGGGCGCTCACGGCTGGGGAAGGGATGAATGCCTGGCCTGCTCGAGTCGCTGTTGCGCCGCCAGCAGGAAACGCCCCGACATATCCTCGATATCCTCGCCCCGGCGCTCACCGCCAAGTCGCTGGGCGAGCCGTTGCCGCCAGTGCCCAACATCCCGGACGAGCCGGGCAAGACCGCCGGCACCGGCGACCCGCGCAACCCGCAGGCCGCCTACGAGGCCGCCACCCTGCTCGCCGCCATGGCGCCGGCCTCCTCGCCGGCGAGACTGGCGGCCATGGTGCCGCGCCGCCTGATGGCATCGGAACTGGAAGCGCTCGCCCCGCACCTGGTCGGGCGCGAGGTCTATTACGGCGGCGCTGGGCCGTTCGCGCGCCATCCGGAAGCCGCCGGTGCCGACGTGCGTGCCGCCGCTAGGCGTGCACGTGAAACATTGCGCAAGTTCCTGAGGAAGGACGATGGCGAAAGGAATGACTGACCGCGAGCTGGCCGTGCTGTGTGACGGCTGGATCCAGGACGCGCGCAATGCCGATACCGGCGAGGACGCCGGCCGGCGCACCAAGGCGATCGATTTCTACGAGGGGCGCGTCGACCTGCCGTCCGAGCCCGGCAAGTCGGAGGTAGTGTCGCCCGACGTGGCCGACGCCCTGGAAGGCGTGCTGCCCGGGCTGTTGCGGGTGTTCCTGGCCTCCGACCGGATCGGCATCTACGAGCCGCGCACCCAGGACGACGAGGGCATGGCCAAGCAGGCCACCGATGGCATCAACTACGAATTCATGAACGAATGCCGCGGCTATTCGGTGCTGCATTCGAGCTTCCATGACGCCTTGCTGCACGGCAACGCGGTGATCAAGCACTTTTGGGAGAAAGCCCCGGAATATCGCACCGAGGTCCTGACCGGTCTCTCGGAGGAGGAATACCTGATGCTGCTCGACGACGAGACCGTCGAGGAGGTGCTGGAGAAAAGAGAGTACTACGTGGGTCCTGATGGGCAGGAGATCGATCCAGAAGCCGACAAGGACAAGCCGACTGCCGCCGAGACCGGGGTGGAAACGAGAACCGCCGGAGCCGCCTACTGATGTCCGACCCCTATTCGTTCGGTCCGGCAGGACCGCAGCAGCCCACCCCCGGACCGATGCCGGCCCCGCCCGCTCCGCAGCAGCCGCCATCGATGCCGTCCACACCCATGGTGGTCGATCCGCTGCTGCAGATGCCGCCGATGCCGATCAAGATGATCGACGTCAAGATCAAGCGCTGCATCAAGTCCGGCCAGGCGCGGGTCGAGCCGGTGCCGCTCGATGATTTCCTGATCGATCCGGAAGCCACCGTGCTCGACGAGGCACGGGTGCGGTTCTGCGGCGACGTCGCGCGCCCGACCAGATCCGACCTGCTGATCGAATATCCCGACAAGCGCAAGCTGATCCTCGAGGCCCCGTCGTTCGGCGCGGGAGCCTCGCGCAGCAGCGAGCAGATGTCGCGGCAGCGCAATTATGCCGCCGAATCCAACCGCGACCCGAGCCAGGACCAGATCGAGAAATACGAGTTGTATGTCAAAGTAGCCTACGAGACCGACGTCGCCGAATGGCGGCAGGTCTGCATGATCGGCGAGGCCGGCTCGCGCGAGCTTCTCTCCAACGAGCCATGGGGCGGCATGCTGCCCTATACCGACATCGTGCCCAACCCGATGCCACATCGGCGGCGTGGACGCTCGCTGTTCGACGATCTCTACGACATCCAGCGGATCAAGACCACTGTGCTCCGGCAGATGCTCAACAATGTCTATCAGGTCAACAACCCGCGGCAGGTGGCGCGGCATACCGACATCATCAATCCGGACGTGCTGGTGTCGTTCGGCATCGGCGACACGGTGTGGTCGCGCGGCGATGCCGCCAACGCGGTCAACATCCTGACCATCCCGCCGATCTTCAAGGAATCGTTCCCGATGCTGGAATACCTCGATATGGCGGCCGAGAAGCGCACCGGCATCGGGCGGCAGACCATGGCGCTCGACCCGCAGGCGCTGCAGAACCAGACCGCCACCGCCGCCAACATCACCCAGGACGTCAAGCACTCCAAGGTCGAGACCTACGCGCGCAACATCGCCGAGGCCGGCGGGCTCAAACGGCTGTTCCGCTGCCTGCTGGAAATCTTCTGCAACAACCAGCGCGCCCCCAAGATGATCAAGCTGCGCAACGAATGGGTGGAGATGGACCCGCGGGGCTGGAATGCCGAGATGGACGTGTCGATCAACGTCGGGCTCGGCGCCGGCTCGCGCGATCGCGACGTCGCCATCCTCAACGCGGTGGCGCAGAAGCAGGAACTGTTCCTGCAGCACGTCGGCGACCCGTTCAACCCGATCCTCAATCTCGGCCATATCTTCGCTACCTACCGCAAGATGGCGGAATCGGCCGGCTTGAAGAACCCCGAGCAGTATTTCCCCGAGTTCAACGACCAGCAATTGATGCAGGCCGGCCAGGTGATGAAGCAGGGCAAGAAATCGCCCGAGCAGCAGAAGGCCGAGGCCGACATGATGATGACCAACGCCAAGACCCAGTCGGAGGAGCGCATTGCCGCCCTCAAGATGCAGGGCGACCAGCAGATCGAAATCCTCAAACTGCGCGGCGAGCAGCAGCGCGATGCCAACAAGGCGGAATTGGACCGCCGCGCTATGGAGCAGCGGTTTGAGCGCGAGGCGGTGCAGGCGCAGGCCGACATCGAGACTAATAATCGCAAGGTGGCCGCGGACATCATGCTGGCCGAGCGCAAGTTCGAGCTGGATCGCGAGCTGGCACTGATCAATGCCGGATTGAAGCAGCAGGAGCACGAATTCAAGATGACCGAGAATACTGCGGCATCGGTCCGTGATCAGCAGTCGCACGAGATGAAGCTGGCAGCGAACGGCAGCGGACGCTCGGAGCAATCCAACGAACGGGTTTATGCTGGCCTGACCGAGGCGATGACGCAACTGGCGCAGGCGATCAATGCCGAGACCGAGATCGTCAAGGACCCCAAGACCGGCAGCCTGCGGGCAAGAAAAGTCAATGGAAAACGCTGAGCGCGAGCAACTGCTGCAGCGCACCCGCCAACTGCTGGATCGCAAACTGGATAAAGCGCGCGCCCGGCAGGCGCAGGACGACGACGAGATCACCCAATTGCTGCTGCTGCTGGGCTAGGAGGAGCAATGCCTGGATTGCTGGAATCGCTCGCACTCAATCCGCAGACCGGGGTTTACAACCCCGATACCGGGCCGAAGAACTACGGCTACCAGCATTGGCCGACCATTTCTCCGGAGGGCGAAGCCTACTGGCGGCAGGTCGCGCAGCAGAGCGCTGGATTCCGGCAAGGCCTCAACAATATGCCGGGCGTGCTCAATCCGCTGGCGTTGACGTCGGGCTTTCCAAATTTCACGCCCAACACCGCGCAGCAGAACCAGGAGTTCATGTACCGCTCGCCGGCCGAGTTGGCCAATCAGGCGACCGGCGGACTGCTGGAAAACTTTGGCAACCTCACCCCCGAGCAGATCGAGCAGCTCAAATCGATCTTCTCCAATTTGTCTCCCGGCATGGAACTGTTGCCCAGCTCTCCGTTTGTCGCGCCGAGCAGCGGCAGCCCCGGGGGCGGCTTCTCGGACACGGCCAACATCAGTCCACGAGGCGAGGTGCTGCAGACCCTGGGGGATGGCCGGACCATCGTGAAAGGACCATTCAATGCCTACGGATTGTTTGGCCCGGATGGCCGTCCGGCCACGGATCGGGCCGGCAATCCGCTGCAACCGTTGCCGGAAGATGCCGGCTATCGTGGACCGTTCGGATTCTGGTGATGACCCCCGAGGAAAAGCAGGCACTGGCCCGCGAAGCGCAGTCGGTTCTCAACAACATGGCGTTCCAGCGTGCCGTGAAGGCCATCGAGCACGGCGCGATCGAGGAGATGCTTGGTGCGCAGGACGACACCAAGCGCAGGCTGGCGGCCGACCACGTCAAGGTGGTGCGCGGCATCGTCCAGCTTCTGGAGATGGCAATCATCGACAGCAAGCAATCGGTGCGCCCGAAAGCGGTTGTCTAAACAACAGGGCGTCCACGCCCGTCTTGTAAACGAGAGGTATCCGACATGAGCGACGGCAACACCCCGCCCACCGGCGGGATTGCAGGATCTTTGTCAGTACAGGACGCGGTCAGGCAACTGGTTGCGGAACGGAAAGAGCCGGAACAGGCTGCACCACAGCAGCGGCCTACACCTCCGGCCTCGCCCGAGCCGGTTGATGACGCGCCCGATGCAAGCGACCTGGAGACGTTGGAGGATTCCGGAGAACCCGAAGCGCCGCCACCGGAGCAGCCCCGTATCCGTCTGTCGGACGGCTACGAGGCCACGCTCGACGAGGTGGCGGAATGGCGACGGGGACAACTCCGCGAAGCCGACTACACCAGGAAGACCCAGGAACTTGCCGACCAGCGGCGCAACATGGATGCGCAATGGCGGCAATTCCAGGCCAACACCCAGCAATATGCGCAAGCCATCGATCAGGCGATCGCAGTGGTGTCGCATTTCATGCCGCCTCCTCCCAGCGACGATCTGCGCAAGCAGGACTTCTTCGCCTGGCAGGAGAAAAAGGCGGAATACGACGCCCAGCAGGACAAGTTGCGGGCCTTGCAACATCAGCGCGGCGAAATCCAACGCGCTGAGCGTGCCAAGCGCCAGCAGCAGCAGGCCTATCATCTTGCCCAGGAGCAGCAGAAGTTGCTGGCGCTCCGGCCGGAGCTAAGGGATCCGGCCAAGGTCGCCAAGTACACCCAGGATGTTCAGCAATTCGGAGTCGCCAACGGCTACTCGCCGCAGGAGGTGGCTTCGGTTCGCGATCATCGGCTGTTCAACATCATAGACAAGGCGATGAAATGGGACAAGTTCCAGGCCTCCAGGGCGAAGCTGGCCGAGAAAGCCAAGGCCGCCCAACCGATGCCGCCGGTGCAAAGCCCTGGACGCCGCGCGTCCAGCGCCGAGCGGCAGGCTGCGCAGATTGCTCCCTATCAAAAAGCGTTCGATCAGTCGGCTGACGCCGGCCGCTCCAGCGCGGTTCGCGATGCCGCCCGCCTGCTCGCCGCAGAGCGCGCCGCCTCGCTCAAGAGGTAAGTCATGACGCTACCCGCTGATACCTTCACCACCTACCTGGCGATCGGCAACCGCGAGGACCTGATCGACAAGATCTACCGGATCGACCCGACCGAATGTCCGTTCACGTCGGGGATCGAGACCGGCACCGCCACCGCCATTAATCACGAATGGCAAACCCAGGCACTGGCTGCTGCGGCCGCCAATGCGGTGCTGGAAGGCGATGACGCCACCACCGACGCGGTCACCCCGACCGTGCGGCTGGGCAACATCTGCCAGATCAGCGACAAGGTGGCGCGCGTCACCGGCTCGCAGTTGGCGGTGGAGCACGCCGGCCGCGACAACGAGCTCGAGTATCAGGAGATCCTGAAGGGCCTGGAGCTCAAGCGCGACATCGAGCTGACCCTGGTCGGGAGCAATACCGCCAAGAACGTCGGTGCGGCGGCCACCGCCCGGCTCACCGCGTCGGTGCTGGCGTGGATCGCCACCAACGACGATTTCGGAGCCACCGGCTCGTCACCCTCGCCGATCGATGGCACCGATGCGCGCGGCGACGGCACGCAACGCGCCTTCACCGAGGCGCAACTGAAAACCGTCCTGCAATCGATCTGGGAGCAGGGCGGCAAGCCGGACACCATCATGGTCGGCGGCTTCAACAAGCAGGTGTTCTCGTCCTTCACCGGGCGGGCCACCCCGCTGGAGGAAGCGCGCACCAAGAAGATCACCGCCACGGTGACGGTCTACGAAAGCGACTGGGGCGAGCTGGCGGTCAAGGCCAACCGCTTCATGCGGACCCGCGATTGCCTGGTCCTGCAGATGGACATGTGGAAGCTGTGCTATCTGCCCGGCCGCAAGATGATCTCGATCCCGCTGGCCAAGACCGGCGACAGCGATCGCCGGCAGATCCTGTCGGAGTACTGCCTGGAGGCCAGCAACGAGAAGGCCTCCGGATTGGTGGCAGATCTCACCACGTCGTAGCTATCCCTAGCCCAACTTGGGGGGGGTCGTGGCCCGGCCCCTCCGCTTTTTCATGGAGGCAATCCCATGCCTGTTCCGTCTTCTTCGCCGTTCAACGAGGTGGTGCTGCAGGCCCGCCTGACCGATATCGGCACCGCCGGCAACGCCTATATCTGCTCGCCGGTCAAGGGTACGCTTAAGCGCGGCTACTCAGTGATTGGCGGCGCCATCACCGGCACCGACAGCACCTGGTCGATCCAGAAGAATGCCGTGGCGGTGACCGGCACCTGCACGGTGGCGGTGTCCGGCTCAGCCGCCGGCACCACCGACGACGTGGTGTTCAGCGGCGCGCAGGTCGGGGTCAACCCCGGCGACCTGATCACCGTGGTCAACGGTGGCGAGTCGACCGGTGCGGCCACCGTCGAGTTCTTCATCGTCATCAGGACCTGAAGCAATGCCGCAGGCATACAGACTTGGCACCAACGCCAATTTCACCATGTCGGGCTCATCGCAGCAGTCGGCTGCCTTCAGCGCGCAATGCCGGGTGATCCGGGTCGCAACCGGAGCACAGCCGGCATTCTTCGAGATCGGCTCCAACCCCACCGCGACCAGCAGCAGCGCACAGTTGGGGGCCACCTGCACCGAATACTTTGCCGTCACCCCCGGGCAGAAGATCGCCTTCCTGCAGGCCGGCACGGCCGGAGTGGTCTCGATCACGGAGTGTGTATGACCGAAGCGAGTGAGATCAGGACCATTCCAATAAGGGATCCGGTCACCGGCACAGTCGCATTCAAGCGCTGGCAGGACTGCGAGGACATCGTCGATCGCAACAAGCGGCTGCAGAACGAGCCGCAGAAGCGCGCCGGCTCGCTGCGCATGATCGCCGATATCCCCTGTGTGATCATCGAGAAATGGCTGTCCGAGGAAATGGACTGGCACGGCCCCAATGCGCGGGCGGCCTACAAGGAGTTGATGTCACCCTACGGCATCAAGCGGATCATCATGAAGAAACTGCGCGATCCGGACTGGGCATGGCTGCGCGCCACTGACGGAAAGTTCTGATGGCACTGTCCAACTACGCCCAATTGCAGGAATCGGTCGCCAACTGGCTGTGGGACCGCACCGATCTGGCCGGCCGCATTCCCGATTTCATTGCCATGGCGGAAAGCAATTTCAACCATGAGCTACGGGTGCGGCAGATGGAGGCGCAGGACACTATTACCCTGACCGATGGGGTAGGGGCTTTGCCTGACGACTATCTGGCATGGCGGCACGTCTATGCCGACGCCAGCCCGTTGCGCTCGCTGGAGGCCACCGATCCGGATTGGGCATTCACCAAGTACACCGATCAGGCCGCCACCGATCCGTGGTTCTTCTACATCTCCGGCTCGAGCATCTACACCCGCCCGGTGTGCTCGTCCGATCTGATCATGCTGTACTACGCCAGGATCCCGCCGCTGGCTGAAAATCCAGCCGGCAACTGGCTGCTGTCCGCCTGCTCCGACGGCTATCTGTACGGTGCGCTTCTGCATGCCGCGCCGTTCCTCGACGACGATCAGCGCATTCAGACCTGGGGCACGCTGCGCAACGAGGCGATCGCGCTGTTGCGGCAATCCGACATTACCGGGCGCTACCACAAGGTGGCGGCACGCATCAAAGGAGCTACACCCTAACAAAAGGGCGTTCACGCCCGTCCTGGAGCTAAAAAATGTCCCTGAAATTCTCCACGGCAGTCCGCAACGCCATGCTGGACACCATCGAAAGCACCATCGGCACGTCGGCCATCCTGCGGCTGCGCAGTGGATCACCGCCCGCCACCTGCGCCACCGCCGACAGCGGCACGGTGATCGCTACCTATAACCTTGCCTCCGATTACATGGCAGCAGCAGCGTCCGGCGCCAAGGCGTTCTCCAGCCTGCCGCTGTCGGACACCAGCGCCGACAACAGTGGCACGCTGGGTCATTTCCGGCTGTACGACAGCGGCGGCACGGTGTGCGGCATGCAGGGCACCATCACCGCCACCGGCGGCGGCGGCGACATGACGGTGGACAACACCTCTGTCACTGCCGGCCAGCAGGTGAACATCACGGCTTTCACGATCAACGCACCGGGGGCCTAAGATGGCGCAGCGCAACTACATCAAGATCGAGCGCAACAACGTCAACGCCACGCATGCGCAGATGCTGCTGACCTTCATCAATACCTACCGGCAGGCACTGGAGCGTGGCATCGAGATCAAGGAGATCATGGATCACAACTGGATCGACACCACCTTTACCGATCTGGAAGCCCTGTTTGGTGTGCCGGCCGGCAACGGGCAGATTGTGCAGCAATTGGTAGCTAATGCGGTAGCCGCTATGCTGGGCGATCTCAAATCCAACGACGGCAAGCAACTGACCGAGCGGGTGGGCTAGTGGCCTATTCCAACCTGACTTGGAAAAGCGCATCGCTGGATGCCGCCGATGCGACTTCATACACGTTTTCCGCAAAAGATATAGGCACCGCCGCGTCCGACCGCTGGGTGATCGTCGCGGCGCAGATCGGCTCAGGAAACGCCGCCACGGTCAGTACCATCGGTGGAATTGCCGCTACCTCAATTGTCAACGGCAGCGGGTTGAGCCTTGGCAATAATCTGGACGGAGCAATCGCTATTGCCAATGTCCCTACGGGCACGACGGCGGACATCGTCGTTACCGGCGGCAGCTCGCCTGGAGGCTGCTTCATGGGCTACTGGACGGTCAACATGACCTCCGGGACTGCGCAAGATACTGGGGCGGCTGGAGATACTACTGGCTCTGCTGCAAGCATCGGTGCCTCAATCGATATTCCGACCAACGGGTTCTGCGTTGCGTTGTGTGGAAATCAGCTCATTAGCGCCGTTACACACAGCATCGACAGCTCATTTACGGAGATGGCCGAGCCGACCGAGGATGGAGGCGCGCGCAATGTCGCTTTTGCCCAACGCGAGGTTACGTCGAGCTTCTCCGGCACGGTCACTTCGACATGGGCCGGCGGCACTAGTACACTCTATATCCTGCTCGCCAGTTTCGAGGGCGGTAGCCCTCCCGGCCATCCAGCCGCCAAGCGCATGGGCGGCGTGCGCCATTCGCACGATTTCCGAGGCAATCAGGGACGCGGCAGCGTGAAAGTCTGGCGTCAAGCATTGAGCGGCCTGCTTCTGCCGGCGCGCGGACTGGTGAGGGCTTAAAATGACCATTGCGGCGGGTGACGCTCATGAATTCCCGATCTATGCCGGACGCTATCGGGTCTATTTCCCGTTGCTCGATGCCGATGGCGATCTGGTCACCGGCGCAAGCACGCCTGACAGCGAGCGCAGCATTGACGGCGCTACCTTTGCCGACTGCACCAATGAAATGACCGAGGTGGCGACCGGTTCTGGCGTGTACTACCTCGATCTGACCAAGACCGAAATGACCTCGAAATGTACGGTGGTGATTGCCAAATCGGCCACCGCCGGCATGAAAACCACGGTGCTCACGCTTTATCCCAAGCGCATGTTTGTCCTGCGCTCCGGGACGGCGCAGGCCGGCGGTTCTGCCACCATCACACTGGACAGTGGTGCATCGGCCAAAGACAACGCCTATGCCGGCATGTATGTGCAGTGTTCCAATAACACGCCATCCAACGTCGAGGGCCAAACCCGCAAGATCATCAGCTATGTCGGATCGACCAAGGTGGCGACCGTCGAAGCCAACTGGGGCACCAACCCGTCGTCCTCGACCACCTTCGATCTGCTCTGTCCGGAGAGCGTTAACAACGTCGGCTGGCTGGGCAAGCCGACTGCCGACACCCATTCGGACGGCTACCCAGTTTGCACGCAAAAGGTCGGCACCGGCACCGGCGAGATCAACCTGTCAAGCGGCAGCGTGCCGGCCACGCTGGGCACCGGCGTTATCACATCGGCCTCGTTTGCCTCTGGCGCATTGACCTCGACCGCAGTGGCTTCCGGCTTCCTCACATCGAGCGCCTTTGCCACCGACAGCATCACCTCCGGCGCCTTGGCGACCAGCGCCGTCACCGAGATCGCCACGGCACTCAATGCCGAGGTGGTGGACTGTCTGAACGTCGACACCTACACCGAGCCAGCGCAGGGCACTCCAGGGGTCAACGTCACCCTGCAATACAAGATCGGCTTCCTCTACAAGTTGGCGCGCAACAAGATCACCCAGACTTCATCCGAGTTTGCGGTATATGCGGACGACACCACCACCAAGGACCACGAGGCGGTGGTTTCAGATGACGGAACTACCTTCTCGCGTGGCGAATTGAGCACCGGCGCATAATGGCATGGCCATCGACACGAGGGACAAGCGTTCATCGGCCATCCTGCCGGGCTCGCCTTGGCGCGCCAAATTACCTGTACCCGATAGCTCGCTCAACAGTGCCGACTGGCAGCATGTAGCATTCGCCTATCGCGGCATTGCGGCGCAGCAAACGCTTTACATCGTCAGCAATCCGACCATCGAGGCTTTCACCTCGACGGCTACGGCCACGGTTCCAGCGGTTGCGACGGCCGATATTACGATTGACGCCTTTACCTCGACGGCCGAGGCGGTTGCACCGGCTACATTAGAAGCCAATCCGACCATTGCCGCCTTCACCTCGACGGCCACGGTGCTGCCGGGGTGGGCACTGGTCGCAGAACCAACCATTGCTGCCTTCACCTCGACCTGCACCACTCTCGTGCTGGTTCAATTGCAGGCCAACATCAATATGCAAGAGTTCACTGCGGAAGCCTTCATCGCCGGCTCGACGTTCGGCAAGTACACCATTCGCGGCCGCGGATCCGGCCGCCGGATAACCTGCAGGCCGCCCCCGCTATGAGCACCAGGATCGACGTGGATTTCGTCTACACCGAGGACTGGACCTTTGCTTTCACGGTGGAGGACGGCGATGGCACGCCGATCGACATCACCGGATCGCAACTGCGGTTCCGGCTGGCTGACCTGGATGGCACGGTGTTGATGACCCGCGCCGAGGGCGACGGCTTCATCGTGACCAGCGGCACCGATGGGGAGTGCATGCTGCGCATTACCCCGACCAATCAGACCGATGCCGGGGTCATA